ATCTACGTGAAGCTTAGCTAAAGGATTATCTGTTCCAATACCTACTGTGCCGACAAAATACCCGTCTCTTAAAAATCTTAATGCCATGCTTATATTTTATATTTTATTATACTACACGTAATTAAGTAGTAAAGAATATGTGTTAACTGCAATAGCGTCATTCATAGTAATTATTATTGTACCACTACCACTTCTTGTTACATCCGGGTATACAGTTGCAAAAGGAGCTGCATAGTCAGTTGTTTCTACTTTAACTCTTGATGCTTCTGCTAATGCTCCAAATAATGATGCATCACGAATGTCTACTGTAAAGGTAGTGACAATATTTGGACTTGTCCCTGTTTCTGTTCGTGTAACAGGGCTAGTTGCAGGAGAAGCACTTCCACCATCATCTAAATTTACTCTTCTACCATTTGCATTACCTTGTGGATTTAATGTAACCCAACCACTAGCATCTACTGAAAAGTTTGTACTGTCATATGCAGAGATACCTCTAATAGCACTAGCTTGTGCACCTGCCGTTGCAATATCTTGCCCTGATTGAACCACAACCCAGTTTGCAAATGTTGCTCCTGGATCATCTTGATCAGCATAAATTAAATCCCCTGGTTGTACAGTTTCTGTAAAGAAATCTCCTGTAACTGTTACTGCCCAGAACCAACCCTTCTTAATAAGATTAGAAGGTGCCGTATCTAAGTCTGGAGTATTTGTAGCAGCATTATATCCACCTTGAAATACTGATTGACCAAGGTTTGATTGATCTACATATTGTTTTGATGTTGCATGTGCATCAGCGGAAGGTACAAGAGGAACTGTTACTTGACCTGTAAATGAACCTGTTCCTGTTATAGCTAAGTTACCACCAGCTGATAAATCATTTACTATTACAACATCATCCGGTAAATCAATAATTATTTCTGAACTTGAAGGATCACCTAATACTGCAATTCTACTTGTAGTACCTTTAAAGGTTACAGGTTCTGTTGATCCGTCACTACCGGTTAAAGTTATTATACCTGATTTAGGAGCTGTGGTTGACCCAGCAGTTACAGGTAAAGTATATGTTGTATTATTATCAGGTACGGTTACTGTTTTTATATCAACAGCTGTAACATGACCTGTACCATCTGTTGCAACAGAGTTTACAACTGTAAATGCATTAGCACTTACCGTAGACGTTGTATCTGTTCTAGTTGTTAAATCATGTGTTATTGTTAAAGTATCAGTTGCTGCTACTGCTGTAGTAATTTTTGTTCCACCAGCAAAAGTAGCAGTATCACCACTTAATATTGACTCAGCCGTTCCTGAATCACCACCTAAATTCCAAGAACCGTAGTTATCCGATGTTGGAAGTGTAATTGTTTTAACATTAAGTGCTGTAATGTGACCAGTTAGATTTGAGGTTACACTATCTACTGCTGTAAATGTAGCACCCGATGCTGGAGCTGCAGTACTTGTTGTATCAGTCCTACTTGTTGCATCATGATTAACAATAGGTATTGGACCTGTTTCATCTGTTACAGTTATGTATGTACCACCTTGTACTTCTGTTACATCTCCTTGTGGAATAGTACTCAAAAGAATTAAATCACCCGCTCCATTGACATACTGAGTAGCATCACCTGCCATTGCTATATCAACCGATGGATTAACTGTAGCTACATTACCAATTGTTGCTGTAAATGCATTACCACCATGAGTAGTTGCAACAGATGTTACTGTACCAACCGCTGAATCATTTGATGTTACTGTTAATGTATTTCCTGATCTTGTTACAGTAGTTGTACCTGCACCAACTACTAATACATCATCTACTGATGCATCAGAACCAGTAAGCCTAACACCTGCTGTTCCATTTGTTGATCCAACCCCTGTTAAATCATAAGTTACTACTTGATCATTTCCTGTTTGGAATGCTACCCAATCTGTACCATTATAAATTTTTAATTTATTTGTACCTGAATTATAATAGATCCTCCCATCAATCCCAGCAGGGTCAGCCGCTAAAGGTTGTATTACTACGTTCTGTAATTGGTTGGTATTAATATTAATATTACCATTTACATTTAGTCCGGTTAAAAATTGTACTGCCATTTTATTTTATATTTATTTTATTTTTTAATTTAAGAACACACACCCTGAAAAGGCAGCATTAAAAGTTATTACTAATGAGTTGCTTGTTGTATAATCTACATTACCAACCACAACTGTGTTTGCACTATCAACTACTGTAACTGACGGATACTTTCCTAAGTTATGAGTGATAGTCCATTGAGCTGCTGCAACTTCAAAACATTGTGTGTAGGTGCTATCAGCTATTAATATTTCTTCTAAATCTAAAACTGTACATACATTAGTTGGAGTATCTGGGCAAGACATACTTGCTTTTAAATTTACTTTAGCTAATGGTTCTACAAATATTCCAGGTATTTCTGTAGCTATAACAACTTTTGTACTAGCAGAATTTTGCCAATCACATAAATCTTTGTTGTTTGTAGCTGTTTCAAAATCAGTATAGCAGCATGCAGATATACCAAACCTTACGGCCTTGAAATTTATGTATGCTTGATTAGCAAAATCTTTTTCAATTTGGATTCGTTTGCTCAGTTTTAATTTTGCTTTTTGTGCAGAATTATCTGATATTTGTATAGTTGAGGCTGCCATATATTTTTAACTTCTTAAATTCTGTATTTGTTGCCTTGCTAATTCTCTTGATAAATCACTTGTAGCATCAGCAGTATTTTCTATCTCTGATTTACAATTTTTACAAACTATTGATCCATCACTTAAACTAGCTTTTTGACATCCGCATGTAAAAACTTTATTACATTTAGTACAATTTGCCATAATCTTTGTTGGTTATTAAATGGTTATTAAAATGAATATTTAGAACTTGAACCACAGTTACCTGATGGACAAGCTATTTTATTTAATCTTGCTTTTGCATAATTATATAACTGCATTCCCTGTGCAGGAGATTCACAATATTCTACATTAGATACTGCTGCATCTATCATTGTTTTTATGTAACTTAATTCTGTATAAATATCTTGCTTTCTAGTGTCTGGTTGACATGCTTGCACATCAAGATCACATAATACTTCATAGTAAGTGGTTAACAATCTTGTTACCCTTAAATGATTATATTCTACAAATACTTTTGTGTTTGGTGATACACTATATCTTATGATATATATACCATCTGGAATTTTTTGTTGTGTTGTACCACAATCATCTTTTTGTAAAGCTAATGTACATGCTGTTAAACACATATCAAATTTACTATCTACTTTAAGAAGTACTGGTACTGAGTACCCAGGTAATGTGATTAAGAGTTCCTCACAATCTACCGCTAAGTCTTTTGAGTATTGACTTGTATCCTTAATACATAATAAATCACAGTTAGATACTGTGGGAATTTCTAGACTTAATATATGCTTGTTTGCCATTTCATGTTTGCTTTAATACACTATATTAATAATATACAAAAAAAACTAGAGATTGTAAAATAAAAAGAGCAGGAGTTTTGTAACCCCTGCTCTAATTAATTTAAAAGCTTTAGCAATAACTAAGGCTTATGTAATATTAAATTTATCCTAAATCTGATTCAAGAGCAATATTATTACCAGCAGCATTTGCTAAAGTAACAACTTGATTTGCTAATGCTAATACAGCAGCAATTGCCGCAGCATCAGAACATTTTACATAAATTTGATATACATATTGATCATTATCAAAAACACCACTTGGGTTATTGAATCTTGGTACAACATGTTGAATATAGAAAGCTCTATAAGTTGCAGTTCTATCTACAGCAGCAAGAAGCTCATCAGACATTTCAATTTCTCTGATTCTAGCACTGTCAGCGTTTCCTTGATTATAAGGAGATTGACGGTATCTTTCAGATAAAATTAAGTCTCTAATTACTGCCTCACCTTGAGTTGCTTGCATTTGACCTGGAGTACTAGCAGCAGTTCCACAATCGTTACATGGATCTCCAGTTTCATCTAGGATACTTGCAATGATTTCAACAGGTTCTGCATTAAAGTGATCTCTTGTGTCAAAAGAACAATCTCCAAATTTAGTACTAACATAAGCTCCAACAAAATTTACTACAGCATCAACTGTTGCAGCAGCAGCGTTTGGAGTTGTAGAAGCTACATAGTTTCCAGAAGCAGCTTTACCTTGTGCTTGTGCAATACTGTATATATTTTGTACTACTGCACCAGCAGCATCAGTTACATTTACAATAACACCACCTTCACTTATAGCAGTAACAGTTAAAGTTGCATCAGTAGTAGAACCTGCTTGAACAACAGTTAATACATCACCAACTGCATAACCTTTACCAACACTTGCATAACTAAATGTTAAAATAACACCTGTTCCACTTACAGTTAAGATGTTAATTTTAGCTCCGGATCCTACAGCAGGAGAAGCAACAGTAGTTGCAGCCGAAGCAGCACCAACAGTAACAGAATAACCTACTCCACCAGATAAAGTTGCAACATCAACACCATTCAAATCAGCCTCAGCTACAAATGGAGTAATTAGTGGATTACCAGCTTGGTATCCTACATCATCTTTCATTAGTCCATTTCCAACAACTTGTGCAGCTTCAGTAGCTAACACTAATGCAGGATCTAAAAATTCTTGTCCATCAATACAGCAAATGTTTGCAGAATCACCAATTGCATAAGCATTGTGATTTAAGAAACGTAATGCTGGAGAACCTTTCACATCCATTCTCATGAATTGTGTAGTTCCACATGGAGTACATTCAGCACCTAAAGCTAAAGAAGCAGTTGCCTGCTGAGCAGTTAAACAATCTGCAGCCCATACTCTTGAGATGTACTTAGGGTTAATACCTTTTGATTTTACTGATTCTTGGTATCCACCATGACCTGGATTGTTACCAATCGTGTCTTTTGTGTAGAAACTTCCTTGAACCAAGTAAGCGTGTGAATTAGCCGGTAAGGCAGCTCCTGGAATGGCCATTGTTGTCCAATCAGAATCTTTCACAAGCCCTAACTCCCCTGCAGCAAGCAAAGAAGTTGACACACCTGCAACTGCTTCAGTTGAGGATGCCACGAACGTTTTGTAAAACGCATTATTAAAATATGCCATATTAATTAATTTATGTGAGGACCATTACCCCCACTGGTTATATATAATGATTTTAACAGTTTACTCTGTTCGTAACTTCTGTGTTACTATAATAATATACAAAAATTTAATTGTATATCAAATTTTAATTATTTCTTTCAGCAGCAGCTTGTGCTCTTTGTTGTTGATATACACTTTCTATATCACCAGCAATAATAGCAGCAGCATCATCTAACATTACTTCTGCTAAATCATCTTTAAATTCACACTCAACATTGACCAATGATACTTGTCCTGTATATGGATCAACACAATTTAATATTTCTATGTATACAGGTTGTCTATAATAAGTTAATACTGGATTAACTATTGTAAAGTCTGTATTTCTATAGATTCTTATTGTATTATTTATCATAGTACAAAATGTTTCACCCCATTCAAAATCTGGATTCTTTAAAGGATCTCTCAAAAGTAAATTTACATTTGCTTCTTCTGCCAAATAAACTGTCATATCTCTAGCTGGGCAACATTCAGTCTTAGCATCCGCACTAACTTTTTTAAATTCCAAATAAGTTTCTACTGGAAAATTATTAGTTTCAAAATAAGAATCTGTTGTTGTTCCTGTTAAAGATAATTCAATTAATAAAGGTTGTAAGTCATCTATTCTTTTTTTAGACAACTCATCACCTTCTTTATACATATTACCCCCGTGTAAATTTCTTCTACACCATTCAACTTGCGCCTTATTAAAAGCTTCCACAAATTGCCAACATTCTATATTGTCAAAATCTTGACTATCTAGTTTATTTAACCTTTGTTTTAGTTTTATTAAAAGCGTATTATTATTCATTATTTATATTTTAAGAATTCCAATATGGTTCTACTTTTTCTAAAATAGATGATAAGGCTTCATCATTCTCAGGTTTCTTTAAAAACTCTAATACCTCAGAAGGTCTTTTACCTAATCTAATACCACTGTCAATTGGTTCAATCCAACCACCTGCTTTAGTAGTTATAAATCTATAATACAAAGCATCTTTTATTAATGCTCTTATTTTTAAATCTTCCATTGTCAAACCTGCTACCTCTAAAAACTGACTAGCAGCTTTTTTCTTAGAAGACTCTGCTCCAAACCCATTAATATAATTATCCATATTTTCATATAGAATATCATTAGGTGTAGACTTAATATATTGTACACTATCAACGTCACATATTTTTGCAACATAAATTAACTTAGCAGTATTAGAATCATACATTTTTTGTAATTCAACTAATGCTCTGTTTTTAATCTTACTTAATTCAGTACGTGTACTTAAACTTTCTTGAACTGTATCTAAATAAAATTTAGGAGGATTATTCATTTCTTTAGCCTCTCTTAATGATTTAGCTACAATTGAAAAACCACCTGCATTTATTGCGTGTAATTTAATTAAATCATATGGATCTGTATCCGGATCTAAAAACACAGGATCATTTCCACACCTTAAACTTATTTTATCCCAAAACTTAGAATTGTCAGGCTTCATAATTGTTAACTTGTTCCAAAAATCTTTATCATTTGGATCAACAACATTAGCTGCTAATTCTGCTTCTAATTGAGCTACTACTTCTCTAATTTCTTTAACTTTCTTTTTCTTTTCATCTTTAGAAAGCATTTTTACTTTAGGATCAAATTCATTTAATCCAGTTATATATCTTTTAACACCATTCATTTCTAAACATGCTAAATTTTCTTCATGGTATACTCCATCATGGAGTGATAAACCATATTGTTCTAACCCCATGTTTTCTTTGTTAGGGCTAAAAAAAGGACGCACTGCAATAGTTGCACTTTTTCCTTGTTGATACTTTTCTACAATTGTGTAATCGCTCATTGTTTTTTTTGGTTTTAAAATTAATAATTTAACAAAATCAAAGGTACATATTTAATGTACATTTTATATATTAATAATTTCTAAAGCAAGATGTTTAATCTTGCTAAAGTTTTTGACTTTTATTATACTACAACCTTCAAATCTCCTGTGGAATGATATAGATCACCTTTAACTAATCCTGCTGCAACTGCTGCTGCATTATCTGCATAGTCTCTGACTAATATATCTTTCCCAACTGATTTTGAAGAGATTATTTTAGACACACTTGAATTTGAAAATTCATATGTTTTATTTGCTAACTTTATATCTAGTCCCATAATTATTTGTTTTAAAGATTAAAATAAAAAGGGAGGAAGATTAACCCCTCCCCTTTAATTATTTAGTTCTAGAATGATCCTCCTGTAACAGGGTTTCTCATTACAATTTTAAGAACTTTAGTTGGATCCTTAACCCAAATAGCTGGCATCGTTTGAGTCATCATAACTCGGTAACCATTGAAGTTTCCAGTAGAAGCAAAACCTTGAGTTCTTCCCATGTAGTCCATAGTACCATTTTGGTAGAACCACTTAAGTTGATTATCCCAAGAAAGTTTCAACAAGTGAATGTTGTCATTTCCTTCATCTGTTACATCAAAGATAATAAAGCTATAAGAACTTAGAGGACGTCCATCAATTAATGGATTCTCAATGTCATTAGTATTTAAATTATCAAATGCAGGATTCAATACAAACTTAACGTTAGCTAAGAAAGGAATAGTAAAGCTTGTGTAAGCAAAACCATAATCTAAATCCATACCTGAACCTTTAACAGCTCCGATATCTGATGCATTTTGAACTAGACCTGAACCATATACTTCATCAGCAATAGCTTTGTTGATCAACTGCATTCCTGCAATACCTGTTTGTACAACAAGTGATCTTTGTGGGTCTGGCCCTTTAAATTCAACTTTACCTTGATAGAAGTTGTAAAGTTCAGACTTAAACATGTCAAGAGTAAATGAAGACTTGTTATATACTCTTTTGAAAGAGTTATCTAACTGTGCCCATAAACCTACAGATAATCTAATATCATCCGGTCCATCTTGCTTAATTCTACCACCTTTACCCCACATTAGGTAAGTTTCAATATCCGTTGCAATTTTAGATAAGTGAGCTGCTTCCATATTTGTAATGAAAGTTCTTGTAAGAGTTCCATTTTCAAATGCTTCTCTAGCTCCTGCTTTACCCATGTTTGCTACAAGTCCTTCAATACTAGGTACTGATGGATTGTTAGGATCAGTGTTAAAGTTTCTCCAAATCTCAGTTACTGGTACAGTACCATCAGCATTCAAACCACCTTTGATCATAAGATCAGCACGGCTAGAAATAGAATAATGTACATGTGCTTCTGCTCCACCTACAAAATTGTAGAATTCACGGAAACCAGATCCTGTTTCAATGTCAGAAAAACGCTCTCCATACTCACCTCTTGCAGAACCTTTTCTGAAGAACTTTGTACCTTTAGCTAAATACTTATTGTCTAAGCTAGCTGCGTTGTTGTTGTTTACCAATTGAACAGTGTAAATAAAACCGTCACCTGCTGGGATAATATCATCAGCTGTGATGTAAAGTTCTAATCCATTGTACTTATCATAAGTGATAATATCACCATGACCAAAAGTTCTTTTGGAAATTTTAATTTTAAAAGTTGTACCATCTACACCTTTACTTGTGTTAGCCGCCTCTATATCAGCAATGATATAAGGTAGGTCTTGTGCAATAGGAGTTTGCCATTTGTACTCACCACGTGCATTGTCCACCATGATAGTATTCTTTCCTCCAAATGATGCCATTTGATACAAAGGCATTTCTACCTTTTGGGTCATAGCCCAAAGATCAACTGGTCCCATATCCATAGGCTCAGCGTTACCGAGCATCTGTGTTAGGTGGTAAGAATCAACATGAGAACTAGCCTTGTAGCTTGTATCTCTTAGGAAAATCCCATTATTTAATACTGGAGTTGCCATAATTTTTACTTGTTTTTGTTGTTAATAATTATTGTTTATATTTAATTGTTTAATTAAATTCGTTTGAAAATGTTGTTGGTTCTTGGTAATTTTTTTCCTGCTGGTTTTCTTTTAGTATTTTCTTTTTCTTGTATTCCCAATGATGCTGAACTATTACTAGCTGCTGCAGTTTTTAATTTTCTTACAGTTTGTTCAACACTTTTTTGAGCTCCCTTATCCATTATTTTTGCTTTATATCCTTCAGGATCTTGAAGTAACCATAATGCTTCAGAAATTAATGTATAATTTGGTTCAACAAATTGATACTTTTCTAATAAGTGCCCTAACAAGTTTGTATTCTTACCACTTACTGAAGGATAACTAGGTTGTACTAAACCATTATATAACATGGCTTGAGTCTTTCTGTCTACTTTGATATCTCCCAAAGTACCTTCTTTAAGTGTTTCATACACACTTGACATATATTTTTTAGATGCTTGTTCTTGTTGTTTCTTTTTTAAATCTTGTTCTTCAAGCTTTTTAACAACAATTTTTTCTTGCATCTTATCTAACTTAGGTTTAAACTTAGCAGCTTGCTTTTCAAGCTTACCTAAGTCTTTCCAGATTTCTATTTCCTCAGCTATTTCATCTGATGTTCCATATCCGGTTGCACCTAAATATTCTTTAATAATTGTTTCTTGATCTGATTCAGATTTTAGACTTAATTGTTTTGTTTCTTCAACACTACCTAAAGTATTAAATAAACCTTTAATATCTGTTCCTCCATCTGCAACATATCTTGCAGCAATTTGTAATTCTTCTGGTAAACTTGCAAAAAACTGTTTAGGAGTTTCACGTCTTACTTGATTAGCTTTTTCTTCTAAATTAGCTTCAATTAATTCTTCCCAATCTTTTGCAGTGTAATCTTCCAATGATTTCTCGTCATCAAAAGGTACAATCTTGTCATCTTTAATAAGTTTACTGAATACATCAGATATACCATTAATAGACTTTCTACCTCTTTTTTCTTTCTTCTCTACATCTTCCTCAGTCTCATCATCTAATGCATCTAAAATATCATTAGCTGATTCTACTTCTTTTGTTTCTTTTTTTTCTTTTACTTCTTCTTTAGCTTCTGGCAAAGCATCTTCTAAATCTTTAGTCTCTTCAGTTTCTGCTTTCGCAGGTTCTTTTTTACTTAGATCATCTACACCATCTTCATCTACATCTGCAAATGAAAAATCAGCTTTTTTATTTAATCCAGATAAAATATTAGTTTTAGATTTACTTTCTTCAGGTAATGTTACATCACCAGCACTTGGAGCACCGTTAAAGATCTCATCTAAGTTAATATCTAATGTTTCTACATTGCTATTCACAGCAGCTTCTTTTGTATTCATAATATTGTTGGTTTTAATATTTAGTACTTATATATACAATATAATAAAAGTTTAGCTATACTACAATAGATAAACTTTTATTATTTTACATTTATGCAAAGTTTTTTGCAGTATATAGCTAACGTCAATTATTTCTTATCAGATTTTTTAGAATCTTTAACATCGTATTGATTTTTATTAGTTCTTGCAATTTGTAGATCTTTGTTTGCAACATCTCTTGTTGCTGCAATTTTTTCTCTTTCAACTTGAAGTCTTGCAGATTCCATACTACCTTTCATTGCCATCTCATCACGCTTAAGATTTGTTTGTTCTTGGAACCTTGTAGTTTCTCTAATATCTTTCATTGCATCTTGATAATCAGATACTTGATTTTGATTTATATCTACTTGTGCTCCAAAACCTGCGGATCTAATCTCAGCAATAGTAATATCATTTTGTCTGTCTTTGGCGTTTTCTTGCATCTCAACCTGAAGCTTTTGCTGATCTTCTTGTGCTTTAGCTTTAAGTTGTTGTTCTTGCATTTGACGTTGTTGCTGCATATCTTGAGTTCTTTGTTGCTCAAGTCTGTTTTCTGAGTCTTTTAAGATATCTGTTATTTCAGATATTGAATCAGCTTTAACAATATTACCAAGCTCATAAATTGATGCTCCTGTAGTATTGTTAGTTAATGCCATTTGCTTGAGTTGTTCTAAAACCGCTCTGTGATTAGTTTTAGTAGTTGCAAATACATTAAAATCTCTAAGTAATAGATCAGTACCATTCATAGTAAAATTTACCTTCTGAGCCTCTGTAGAGATGTAAGATAATCTAAGACTTGGATTAGTACTATTATAATACTGAGCTAGGTCAGTTCTCATTTGATGCACTCTAGGCATTAAATGATCTGAATGTTGTACAAAATATATTTCTGTTTGTGCATATGATTGTTGCATAGCATTTACTACACCTGTTGCAGTTTCTGCAGATACAGCTCCACCTAATCGTTGTGGATTAATACCAATAGAATCAAAACATTGTTGTTTAAAGTAATTTGCTAATTGTATTCTAGACATTAATCTGCTAGTCTGCTCCATGTTTAGAGTCTGATAGTGATTAAAGTTTGTAGCATTTTCTGTATTAGTAATAGATGTATCCAAAGGTAACATGCTAAAATCTTTCATAGCAGTATATGCTTTAGCATAATTGTTTTTACCCCAATCTTCTCCCATTGAGTGACGTGGTAAAGCATTCTGATCAAACATTATTACTGTTCCTAATTCATCTATTAAAATGTCCGCAATCTGGTTATTAACCATGTTGTATCCAACTTGATAAGCTTTCATTAAATCTACTAAAGATGTTGATCTAGTATTTCTATCAGAAAATACTCTACCCTCTACGGGTAGTTTACAACCATACAAAGAATTTTCACCTTTAAATTGAAAAGGTAATCTACCTGGTTTATCTCTATTAATACCTAGATATATAGGGTTAACATTGTCATCCATTGTAGTTCTCCACATGGCAGGTACATTAGGGCCAATTTTTACTCCACCCCATGTTTCATTTATCCAAATCCATTCAACATGTTCACCTTGAAGTAATGTATCTTTAGATTTGTTCTTAAATATTGATGTATCATAAACTGGTTTTTCAGTTATTTTAAATGATTCATCTATTATTTCTTGAGTTACTTCACCATCAAATTCTATTTTAGTTAAGTGACCTACTTTTCTTTGAGTCTTCCAATAAATTGTAGATACTCTCATTAAGTTACCATCTCCCCATTGTTCAAGATCTTCACTTTGAGAAAGTATTTGAGTAAGTATATCTCCTCCTTTTACTGGATCTGCCATGTAATTACTTGTATACTGTCTGTATGCTAAGCCTGGCATATTTGTATTCCACTCATGAGATCTTGTAGCATCATAATATGATCCATCATTTTGATAACCATTAACTTGATATTGTGCAGAACGTGCTGGGTATATTCTTTGTAAAGATGATAGTTGTTTTTCATCCATTAAATAACCATACTTATCTACTACATCAGATACGGTCATTAGGTCAACTTTACCTACATAGTTAGAGTCAGCTATATATCTTTGATCTGGTGATTTTTGATAAAATGTTAATACTGGATTCCATAACTCTACATCATAGTCATCCTCTAACATGCGGAAATGCCAAAACTCTCTATCAGAAATAAGCATATCACGAAACCCTCTTTCTTCTAGCTCATGCATTTTAAATCTTTCCTCATCCACATTTAACTGGTGAGTTGCCCATTCTTCTATACTACTTCTGTAAGACTTGCTAAAATAGTCTTCTATCTCAGGAAGTGTTTTTAAATTTTCAGGTGATAGTTGTTGTTGTGCTTCTTCAGATGCTGGATCCATTCCAGCTTCTATCATTTTTTGAACTAATTGCATTTCTGCATCAGCTAATAAAGTGTCTTCTATTTGTGTTTTTTTAAGAGCTAACATTTCATTATATGATTTGTCATCAACAGCTCTAAATTGTACTTTGTTATAACGTTTACTAAATTCACCAGTTAATACATTGATTACATTTGGAACAATTGGATAAAACTTAAGTTCTAACGCAGAATCATTTTCCTTTGTTAAAACATCCATCATATCTTTATAATCATTGTCTTCTTCTACTATATAATCAGACTTATCAATAATACCTTTTGCTAACTTATAATTTTTTAAAAGTCTTCTAGCATTTGATCTTAAAAATTCTACACCTTGTAGTTCTAGCCAATCTAAATTCCATGCCGCCCAATCATCAGTTTTTTCTGAAGAAGGTAAAAACTGTACTGGTTGTGTTAAGCTTGAATACGTAGGGCCTCCTTCAGCCTTGGCACCATTCTTTAACTGCATTGCATTTAATACTTTCATTACGTATTTTATTTAGATGAATCTATTTAATATTTTTAAATCCTGATCTATTAGGCCTGCTAGTTCTGGATGTTGAACTACGCCCAATATTTTTAAACGGACTATACTTTAATTTATACAAATTTTCTGAGTTTACCAAAGATTTACCCTCTGATTCACGTCTTTTAGTATATCCTCTGTTAGACTGTTGTATTTTTACAAATGCTATTAATGCACCAAATGCAACTAATCTATCTACGTTTAACCCAGGATAATAAGCTAACATTTCTTTTATTAGCATTGGATCAGGTATTCTTTCTACACCAAATGTTTGATCTGTTACTACACCATTTATATCAGTCTCCTCATTTGTTACTTCCCTTAAAAATTCTATTGCATAAGATATTAAATGACTCTTAAATAAAGTTCCTGTATTTTTCCATCCATATTCTTGATATACCGTTTTATTAGATCCAATATCTTTTAAAAATAAAATTTGTTGTTTAGGTACTAAATATCTTTGTTTTTTTCTAGCAATCATATGCTGAATAAAAAGAGATATGTTATTTTCAACTAATGTCCAGGCATTGTACCATTCTATAATTAATTCTAACCTTTCATGAGTTTTATTTATGTCATCAAATCTACCACACCAGGCTGCCACTACTTTATCTTTTTCAATAAATTGTTCAACTTCACCGGATTCGGTAGTTCTTATAACTTCCATTGCATTTTTATATACAAAAATACTACATAAAGAATCAGAGGTTGTTGTCTTTCCTTCTGACACGGGATCAATAGACGCATAATATGCTCCAAACTCCGGACTTTTAATTGGTCTTTCCCATACCACAACTGTTCCTGTTTTATCAATTTGTTTTTTGTCTACAGGAAATTTACTGATTGGAAGTTTATTTGTTCTTTTAGCAAATATTCCTTTCTCATTTCTGTCTAGTTCTATTAGCTCATAAGGGTATTCTTTTTCCTCTATTCTCTTTTGCTGTCTACTTAAAATTCCTTGAGGAAAAATAGATTCTTTTCTGTATGCAAAAGCCTCAGCAATATTCATAGGCTTTTGTGAAATCCTTAACTGATATTGCTCTCCATTTAATTCATTTTTCCACCTTGATCTTTCTTCTATAATTGCTTTAACGGCTTCTTCAACTAAAGAGTTGCCATATTTGTCAATATAAGGTGGCATAGAATGCTGTTCAGGAATAAACAATCCTGCCATACCAATTGTACCATCAGCGTCCATTAGATTTGTTTCTACAGCATATATATCATTTGCTTTAGGATTTAGTATCATATCCTTTAAGGGATTACACTGTTGCAAATCTCCAACCGATCCTGCTGCAATAAACATACCTGTTGTCATCATACCAGAAGACATTGCGGGACGTAAGTATTCATATGTTTGCATCATCTTAGGTGCAATACCCGCTTCTTCATGGAAAAAATAAGTGGTAGGTCCCCCTACACCAGCTGTTGCATTTTTTTCAAATGATGCCCCTTGGATTTTAGATTTTAAACCTCTAGCTGTTTTTCTATTGTTTACTTTAACTTCTATTTGTTGTTGCCACAATAATACCTTTTCTGGATTGCTTGGTCTATACCAAGCGGTGTGCTCATTAAGAAAAGTTTTGTATTCATCTAAAAACTTCCAAGAACCTTTATCATTAATGTAATCTTTTAGTGATGCTCCAACTTTACAAATAGAACCTTCTTCAAACCAATAGGTGTTAATAATTTTACCCATGTGAAAATAAGAAGAAGCTATCTGACGTTTTTTAAGTATTGCTGAATGCTGATTATTTAGCTCAGCTAATAACTCATATAATGCCATGTGATATTGAGCATCTCTTACTTTTGCAAATCCATACTTTTTTTCTTCTTTATCAAAAATTGGTAAAAAGTTTAACCACATGTAATAATCTCTGGTTAAAAAAAAACTTTTACCATTATCATTATATATTACTCCTTTTCTACATTTATTTTTTTGATCTTCCCAATAATTTGTAAAATCTTTAGATCTAAAAGGAGCATTACAATAAAACCCTTGAGTATTAAATGATTTAGCTTCTTTATTAAACTCAAAAGCTATATCAGAAAAGCCATATAAACCGGGTTCTTTAAATATAGATAATATGTATTCTATAAATAATTCTTCTGTTTCAAACTCAGTTGTTGTCCATTGCCCATTTGTATATGTAGGAACGGTTTTATACATTCGCTACTTCAACTAAAATTGCAAAGACATCTCCTTCTTGAATAAGTAAATGTTCCTCTTCATTATGTTTCATTGATGTAGGTAAACAATGTTCAGTATATTGAACAACATCTCCAATTTTAATTTCTTCTACAGATTGACCTATACCAATTACAGTACCTATACATTCTTTTTTAATTGCCATATCAGGTAAAATAAAACCTGATTTAGTCATTGTCTCTGCTGCCTTTTGTTTGATCAAAAGTTTCTTTCCTACTGGTATTACTTGTTGTGCCATCGTTGTTAGTTTTTTTTGTATTATTAAATTCTGGTTCATCCCAATAGCAGAAATGCCATTTGGTTTCTTTTTTGTTATTTATCATATTTGATCATAAGCTAATCCTGCTCCTCCACGTACTGAACTCTCCTGTTCATTTTTCATATCAGTAAATGCTCCTTTATAAGATTGTCTTATCTGTTCAAATTTAGCAGCAGCATTAATCATAGAGTTCATATTACCGTCTCTACCGTGTTCAATAGGGGTTACCTCCATATACTTAGCTAATCTGTCTAACATAGCTTTAATACCTACGTACGCCCTGTATGTGGGTGTTTCATACATCTGCTTACACATATCTAATGCATATCTTATCTTACCGTCTTCTGGTGATTCTTCAAGTCCTATCTCTTCTATAATAATATCTTCTTTTTCATGTTCAGGAAGATTAAAAAATGGATTTAAATCTGGATCCGGACAACTTAAATAAAATATATATTGATACACCTGCATATAAGTGTCAGGATAAGTATCCATTATTTTTTTAAGAAATGGTAAAGCATAGCAATGTTCAGAAGGTATAACTTTATTATTTTGTATATCAAATAATCTTACTATCATGTTTTTTATATTTTAAGGTAATGCGTCAATATAAGCTTTTACTGTAGCATAACTATCACTAACATACATTGGTGATATACTTCCGCCTGTTACATATATTTGACGTACATCAATATTAACTCCGTTTCCTGTGAATACTGATCCAACACCAACTAAATGAGTAGGGTTTATTGCTATTAAGTTTGCACTACCCGGTATTACAAACAATGGTTCTAAAGGATTAGGAGGATTTGTTACTTCTAAAAAAACTTGTGTTAATTGTATTGATGCCATTAATTTTTATCTTTAAGCCACATCATTAATGAAGATACTTCATCTTTTAAATATGGTAGTTCATATATTTTTACTTCTTCTAAAACCGGTTCACCATTCTCTACTTTTGTAATTGGATAACCATTACTATCTTCTCCTACTGTAACAAATTTAACATGTTGAATTGTTAACTTTCCTATCTTTAATTTAGGGTTGTGCTTTTTAATAATATACGCATAAATACTCAATTGTAAGTTATAATGCTTAAGATTACAATCATCTAAATGATTTAAAGGCTTATATAATTTATTTGTAATACCCTCCCAATTAGTAAATCCTTTTTCTTTTATTTCTTTATTTGTTTTGTAATCATGGATATTAATATAACCATCTACAACCTCAACTAAATCTGCCTGTCCACATAAACCCATTGATTTTAAATAAACCATATGCTCAGGATAAACCCCTTCTTTTAGTTTTTGTACTGGTGCCAACTTTACACCTTGTTCTGTCAATAAGGGTTTTATAATAGGTACTTCTGTTCCATTGCGTTCAATAGTTTTAAAGTCTAGCATATCTGCTTCTCTTTGGTTATGATACCAATTTCCTAATTTAATAGCTCTTTGAGTTTCATTATCCCAAGCAGTAAGTATTTCTTTTGGTGTCATACCATACCACTTAGATCTTTTATTTTTAGAAGATTTTTTGGCTTGACCTTCCCTATCAAATTTAGGTTTAAACATTCCAATAAAGGATGTTACACTTGTCCAGTTTATTTTGTCTTGATCATTACTTTCGTATATATGACCTTCTTCTTTAAATGTTATTGCCATAATTAAAATGTTGTTGATGTATACCAATAACTTTCTTTATTGTTAATTGTCATTGGTGTACTATTGTTTTGATAAATATAATTAATTGTTATTTCCATCTGATCCTATTTGTTTAATTATTAATTCTTCAGTTTCTTCTGATACTAATGAATTCCAATAACCTTTAGGGCATTCACTAGATAACGATCTTACTTTAAAAGCTAAACTACATCCACAATCAGAGCAACAAGGTTGAGTACCAGGAGCTAAGCAATCAGTTCCTTTTGCATCAAATAAAGAACAATTAATACATACTTGAAATCTACTTGTAGCTACTGCTTCAACATGTTCTTTTTTAAATAGATTATTTTTGATTCCTTCTGCAATTTTATCAATGTTTTTAAAAGCATCCGTATACTTCTTCCAGGGCTTACTCATTCTTCTTACTTTTAAATTCTTTTTTTCTTAATTTAGCTTCTTCAATTTTGTTAAGTGCATCAGACATTTCTTTTATGTCTTTAATTATGTTTTCACTTTTTGCATAACCGTTATATGTCCTTTTAGCAATGTTACCTAACATGCTTTTGTTTTTCTTTATTGCTGTTTCAAGTTTACCCTTTCTTATTTCAAAAGTTCCTAAACCATCTACATTTATTCTAGGATAAGCAAGTTTAGATAATTTCTTTCTTAGTTTACTATAATAGAAACTTATAAAATCATCTACTACTTGCTGATGAACTCCTACTTGCTCAGCAATACCATTTGTAAAATCTTTATGTTTCTTGGGATTCACTTCCTAAAATTTTATAGTCTAATAATACTAATCCATCAGACTGAACATTAATATCTTTATTTAAGTCTATGGTTTTTTTATTATTACCATTTTTATTAACCAATCCTTTTTTTTCAGCTTTTGATATTGCATTTCTAGCTGATTGAGCACTTTTAAAAATATTTAATTCAGTTAATAAAATACAAAATTTAGATATTTCTATTTTAGGATTTTTAGCAAGTACAGCTAAGAAATCTAAATCAGAATTACTTATTAATGTTTTTGTAAAAAAACAATAAGTTAATATCTGATATTTTATTGAATCATTTATTCCCACTTTTAATTTAAAATCTACTTTGTTTACTATTGCCATATCTATAAGCTTAATATCATATCAACTAAGTTAGGATCTGGATAACAATCAGATTTACCTCTTCTAACATTAGTATGTGTTAATAATCCTTTAACTTCTCCTAAGCAAGCACTAATTTGAAATCCAAATCCTTTTGTTGGACCATAAGCTTGTATATATTTTTTAAGACCTACTCTAATATCAATCTCATCTCTTTCACCAACATAACGTATCCATTTTTCAGTTGCTTTAATTTGCTCATCAGAATATTTATGATAATTTAAATAACCTCTAAATGGTTCTTTCAATTCCATTACTTGTTCTGGTTGACAACGAGATCCCACATAAGTTTTTAAATCATTGTCTAAATAACCCATAGAACAAATTTCTAAACCTACTGAATGTCTGTTCATCCAACCTGATTGAGTTCTACCTAAATGAAATGCTTGACCTCCTTCAGGAAATGCTTGAACCATAACACCGTTATATTCATCATCACCGTTTCTATGGTTAATTCCACCTAAAACAAATTCTGTTGCTATTCTACCTCTTTTATCTCTACCCCAGTGATCAATACATCTGTAAGGATTAGCATTACCTGCAGTATGATGTAGAAATATATATTCGTTTTTGATTGGGCCTTTTATATATTCACCTTCTGGTAAATAGTGCTTATGAATTAATTGATCATAATTGGTTGTGAAGTAGTTTAAAGATATATCAGTATCTTCATCTATACCTAATTCTTCACTATATGGTTTGTTAAATAGTAATACCCACATATCACTATCAACCATTCCTGTTACAGGTAATCCATTAGATAATTGGTATTTAATAACAGCTTTTTCTGTTAGTGGACCAAAATCACCATCTTGCGTAATATTTAATTTAGCTTGCAGATGTCTTACATTAACTTTTTTGTCTCCTTTTTTGAGTAGCATAATATTGAGTTTAAGTTAGTCAATATTTTTTGCTGCATTCTCCATAGCTTCTTTAAAAGCTTTTGCTTCTTCAGAATCTGATGCTACGCCACCTTCTTTTTGGTCAGCATATTGTTGGGACATAAACATCTGAGCTTGCATGCGCTCTGCTCTAGCTTTTTCTATATCAGCTAATAGTGTTTCATATTCAGCTTGGATCTTTAAATGCTGGATGTTGTCTTTGTAAAAAGCGGTGATTTCTTCTCTCCTAGCGTTAAGTTCTTCTTTGCTAAGATTTGGTTCTTTTTCTTGTAAGTTGGTTTGTGCCATTGTAAAGTTTTTTAATTAAACGTTATACAAATATATATAAATAGTTTAA